CCCTAGCCGCAGCACTAGCCGCAGCACTAGCCGCAGCCAGTTCGTCGGCAGTCGCCTCGCCGTTGGCATAACGTTCGGCGACATCACAAGCGGCAACGCTGCGCGGGTCAGGATCTGAAATTAATTTCAATGTCTCGCGTGCACACCACACCGCAAACAATCGCGCTGTACGCTCATCGATCCAACCTTCATGCAGCACAACCCAAAGGCGATCCACCGCCGGTATCTGCTCGGCCTTGAGTACGTCTAGCGCGGTTCCCGTCCAGTCCTCGGGCGCGTAGCGCGCGGGATCGTAGCACGGGCCTAATTTGCGAATATCGTTTATGGTTTTGATCGGCAGATTCATCGCTCCTCCTGTTTGATGTCTATATTTTAGCATCATCCCACCATCTTGTCAATAGGCAATATTTATGTATATTGACATACCGCCTGATTTAATCTATACTGAGTACATGACAACGATAACCAAACAGAGGCGCGGTGACAGCAGCCGCAACACGAAACGGTGGCTCGAAGTGCTGGAACTCAAAGCGCGGCCGATGACATACAGCCAGGTGGGGCAGGCCGTTGGCATATCCCGCCAGCGGGCGCACCAGATTGTAAGCCTGGCAACGGTATATGCCGTCAGGCATGACGATGACCTGGCAAGGGCGCTTTGGGAGATATTGAAACGGATGGGGCCGCGTGACTGAACGGCGTGACGTTTACCGTGTCAGTGAGCACGATGCCCAGGTTGCGCTTTTTGAGTGGGCGGCGCACGTGCCAGAACTGGAATGGATGTTTGCGATCCCAAACGGCACGCGCACGAGCATGGATATCGCCCGGCGGATGAAAGCGGAAGGTGTAAAAAAAGGCGTGAGCGATATTTGCCTGCCCCTGCCCCGCGGCGGGTCACATGGGCTATATATCGAAATGAAATCTGACACCGGCAGCGCGTCACCCGAACAAAAGGCGTTCATCACGGCGATGCGAGAAGCAGGATACTCGGCGTATATTTGCAAGGGATTCGATGCGGCACGGGCGGTTATCCTGCAATACCTGGATATGGGCGACAATGACTAAAGTCTCTGCGCGCCATTCTAAGGCGTTTATTTCGACTTATCCATATTGGGATATCCATTTGCTACCTGCGCCGTTTTGTCAGACGTGGACAAATGACGGTGCGGGAAACCTATATGGGGTTTAGGAGGTGAAATGAGCGATACTGAATTGCGAATGAAAATTGCGCGACTGAGGGGGTGGCGATTTGATCCTTCTGGGATGTGGTTGGGGCCGGCAGATATTGATGGCTCGCGGTTGGCTAGTTATTTTTGCCCAGACTGGCCGAACTCGATAGCAGACGCGTGGGAATTGTTTGCCGAACTGCCAGCCAAGAAAGCGTTAATATGCAGGGGCAACAACCAGTGGACTTGCGGTTGCAACGGAGAAAAGAAAATGACAAACGAGATTGTACGAAATCTGTTTATGGTCAGGGTGAAAGCGGGCGATTCGTTTGAGTCAATGTCGATCCTTGCAAAAAGGGCGGAGGTGGTGGACGGTGATCTAATGATATTTGATTATCCTCCGGCACACGTTTCAGTAGAAGATTGGCTGGTTCAGGCGTTCAAAGCGGGCTATTGGTTATCTGTTTCCGTGCTAGCTCAGCCGGAAAAATAAAAACCCGCCGTTGAAGGTGGGCATGTGTGTGAGCTATTATTTAAGATTTCGCGGTCGACCGCCTTTGTGTCCGTTGGCTGCGCGAGCCTTGTTCTGCGCCGGCGTGTTGGCTGATCCGCCGAGTTTACCGAGGGCTGCGGCTGCATCGTTGATTTCGATGGTGGCCGTGATCGAGTCGGCCATGTAGTCGGTTTCCCCATAGGGGCCAACTGGACCTGTGATATAAAGATCGGACGGATCTTCAAAAATAAATTTTGCAGGATGCCAACTGCCGTTCAATTTGACAAACCACTGGGTCGTATGATAGGTGTCGCGGAGCGAGGCAAAAGTGCGGTCGGATGCAATAGCATCCAGAACGGTTTTCGCGGTTCCGGTGTAGCATGGGGCAGTCGGTTTATCGGGATACTCGGGTGTCCAGGTTGCATAATTCCAGCCGAGGTTTCGCGATTTGCGGGTGATTATGATTTCGCGTTTCATTTCGTTCTCCATTGGTTTCGGCCCTGTCTGGGGACTCATCAGTGCTGCGACTGAGCAGCAGACCTCCGGCCTATGACCCGACCGGTGGGGTTGAAACTTTTATTGTTCGCTGAGTTCATCCCATTCCTGAGCCAAATCCTCCGGTGTTTCGTTGCCAGTGTAGCCGCCGGTCGCGCTTAGCCAATCCCACAGGGTAGTGGTTTCGCCATCGTCGTCATCTGTGCTGGTTTTGCATTCCGGTCCGACCGCATCAAAAATCACTTGGATTGCCTCGTCGGATTTGTTGCCTGTCGCCATCTGTTTGACTGCCTGTTCAAAATTCATTTCATCCTCCGTTGTCTAGGTCGTTCTGGTTTGTTGTATATAGTATAACCAGAGCGGTCAGGTTTGTCAAGGGGTTTTGGAAAACTTGCCGAAAACTCTAATGTAATGTTCTAATTTGTGCTATTATGATAACAACATGTATCCATTGCACAGCCGTATGCCACCGCCAGAGGACATCAGCATACTCAACGAATCGTTGACCCTGCTGACGCCCAGGCAGCGGGAGGCGGTGGTGTTATGGTGCTACGGTTGCACGCAGACAGAGATTGCACACGAGTTACAGGTTACGCATCAGACCGTGGGGGAGTTGTTGGCTAGAGCGCGTGCGCGATTTACCAACCTGCAAAAACATCCAGTTTATGCGAGTGATAGGTAGGACACAGATGCGCAGGCAGTGTGTCTGTGGCGTTCCAATCCCTGCCAATCGCGCGCTGTGTTACACGTGCAGGCAGGATTATGGGCTGGATCGCAAGTTGTGGCCGGAGTGGTTGCGAGTGTGGATGCGAAACTATCAGCGAGAGTTGGATTATGAGTTGAGGCACGATGACATTCCGCTTGGCTGGTTTGACGAGGATGCAGATGTTTCATCCGATCTTGAAAGATAATGCGCCGGTGTTGTGGAGTTGGGCGAGGATGCTACTCAAAACGAGGTGTATTTGGCGACGCAAGTAAAGGCAATTGAGTTTGAGGCCGAATTAAGACAAATACGCTCAATGGCTGACCATACTTACAACGTGACGCTGAATGTGCCAGAATACTGTTTACCGCAAGTCAAGGAATTACTAGGTTGGCTGATGAACGAGGTGAGGGTGGCTATTATCAATGCGGACACCGGTTAGCGACGACAAAAAAGCACAAGCGATAGTTGACGCCGTTTACGTAGGAGATACGGAAGCGGCGAAACGTCATTCTATCAGCACCAAGTCTATTCAGCGTTGGCGTCTGGAAATTACCGAAAGTCCTGAAATGTCCAATAAAGTCCAGTTATTGCTTAAAAAGCGGGACGAGAGTTGGGCGGATGAAATACCGGCTTCATTGCACGCTGGTATTGTCTGGCTGAAGGATGCGTTTGCTCAGGCACGCAAGAATGACCCGGACGCTATACGGGCGGTCACAGAGGCAATGTCTGTCTTAGCCGAAATTGCTATGACGAGAGAGGTTATTGATGCTCGGCTTACTGGACAAGATAGACAGGCAGGAAAAAAGGCTTAGTAAATGGCTGCCTGCTACCGTTCAAGAGCCGGGTGACGTTGGCGAGTTCTATGAGTGGCTAGGAATTATTACACCTGGGTGGACATGGAACTGGAAATATCAGACTGTCATCCAAAAGCACCTTAAAAACCTAACAGACGGTAAAGGCAAAAAGAACCTAATGCTATTCCTGCCACCGCGACATGGAAAGTCCGAGATGGTCACGGTGCGCTATCCGGTTTGGCGATTAGAGTGCAATCCTGAAACGCGTGTAATTGTTGGCGCATACAATCAGACATTAGCCGAAAAGTTTAGCCGCAAGATGCGCAAGATTGCCAGAGAGCGATTACCGCTCTCGGACGAACGGCAGGCGGTCCAGGATTGGGAAACGGCGCAAGGCGGCGGCGTTCGTGCGGTTGGGGTTGGCGGCGGTATCACCGGGCAAGGCGGCGACCTGATTATTATTGACGACCCGGTAAAGTCGCGCAAGGAAGCCAACAGCAAGGTGTACCGCGACATGGTTTGGGATTGGTACACAGACGACTTATATACCCGCAAGGAACCAGGCTGCGCGATTATTCTGATAATGACCCGCTGGCATGAGGATGATTTAGCAGGACGAATATTACGCAGCGAGGACGCGCCGAATTGGGAAGTTATAGACCTGCCGGCGCTGGCGAACAAATCAGATCCATTGGGGCGCGATGTTGGCGAGGCGCTATGTCCTGCTAGATACCCGCGCGACGAATTGCTAAAGATACAGGTTGCCATTGGTTCACGATCATTCAGTGCCCTGTATCAGCAAAAGCCGCAAGAGCAGGAAGGCGACGTGTTCAAGCGGTCATGGTTCACCTTCACGCGAGAGATACCGCAAGGCTGCCAGTTTGTCCGTTATTGGGATAGGGCAGCAACGGTAGACGACGGCGATTACACAGTAGGCGCATTACTAGCTAAGTCACAGGACGCGAAATACATTGTGGTTGATGTAGTACGTGGTCAATGGTCAACCGGCGAGCGCGACAAGAAAATACGCGACACGGCGGAGAGTGACAGGACAAGATACGGTGCCATTAGAACGGTTGGTGAACAGGAACCAGGTTCATCCGGTGTTGACGCGGCAAAAGCCTTTATCCGATTGTTAGATGGGTTTTCTGTCACCACCGACAAGGTTACGGGTGACAAGAAAACCAGGGTAGAACCTTACGCATCACAATGCGAGGGCGGGCAAGTTAGCCTGTTGGTAGCACAGTGGAACGAGGATTATCTGGACGAATTAACAAGTTTTCCAAATGGTACGCACGACGATCAGGTAGACGCATCCAGTGGCGCATATAACAAGCTGGCTGGCGCTGCCTATGCCGAAATAGTAGACGATCCTTTCGCGGGGTGGTAATGGGAATATTTGACAATTTCGCCAACATGATAGCCAATTCACTGGCAAGCCGCCTGCTGGACGACAAGGGCAAGGCACTCGCCAACGCGCGCAATTACGCCGCCGGCATACAGCCGCAGCAACTCAAGGTCCGCGAGGGGCAATTCAACGACAACATCACGCTGAATTTCGTGGGGCTGATTACAGACCGGATTGTCAGCCAGATGATCGGCAAGGGCTTCGAGTTAGATTTTGAGGGTGACACTGAAACGGAATCCGAGGCGTTTATCAAGGCTGCGCTGGACGCCAACCAGCAAGAGGTGTTATTCCATCGCGGCGCCAAGTCAGGCGTGCTGGCAGGAACGGGTTTTCTGTTCATGCAAGAGGGCGGCATATTCGGCAACGACGGCATTGAGTACCCGCGCATCACGTTATGGGACAGCGCATTTGTCAGCATCGAAACGCTGCCAGAGGATTTTGAGGTTGTAACCAGTTACACGCTTAAGTACAAATTTATCAACGTGGACGGCAAGGAAGCCGCGCGCAAACGGATAGTCAAGCGCAGCGACATAATGGTCGATGAAGCGGGCAACGAGAGCGGCGGCGACACATGGGAGATTGTCGATTACATTCTGAACGAAACAACGCGAAAGTGGGACGAGGTTAGCCGCGTAGCATGGTTGTATAACTTCGCGCCGGTATTGCACTGGCAGAACCTACCCAGCCTGGACAAAGCCGAAGGCGTGCCGGATATTACCGAGGACTTGCTGGCCGACCAGGACCGCATCAACTTTGTGGCGTCAAACGCATCGAAAATCATCCGCTTCTACGCGCATCCGCAGCGCTTCAGCCGAATGTTAGGCAACGAGCCGAAGGTTAGACTGGCGCCTGACGAAATGCCGAATTTTGCCGATGCAAACGGCGGGCTGTTCCAGCTCGAAACAATGGGCGACATGGGCGGAATACTGTCCTATCTGAAACTATTGCGGCAATCCATGTTTGACCGCGCGCGCGTGATCGACATTGACAGTATGCAGGACAAGATCGGCGCATTGACCAACTTTGGGCTGCGCGTGCTGTATCAGGACAACATCAACCTGATAAACACGCACCGCGAATTATTCGGCGATATGTTGGAAGAACTGGTACGGCGTTTGCTGATTATCGCTGGTAAAGAGGAAATCGCCTGTGACGTGGTTTGGCCTGAATGGATGCCCGTAAACGAGGTTGAGGAAGTCGCATCGCTTCAGGCTGACATGGCAGCCGGATTATTGAGCAAGCAGACCGCAGCTAAAAAGCGCGGCTACGACTGGGAGCAGGAGCAGGAAAGGCTGGCGGGCGAGCAACAGGGACAGCTTGACATCGGCACGGCTATTCTCAACAGCTTCAATCAGGGAGGGCAGTAGTGGCAGATATAACGCGTAAAGGCGGAAAAAAAGGGCGCAAGCTAGGGCGAGCAGCTAAACACCCGTGCCACGTTGTATATACCAATAGCAATCGGCGCTTCAAGAACAAACTGAAGCGCGTACTGCGATCAAGCGGAATAAAAGCCGCCGAAGAATATACCAAGAAATACAAGAATAAATAATGACCGACACCGTAATTGAACTCGCCGAGAAATTCAAAGCCGCGCTAAGTCGTAATGACTTGGCAGCGGAGCGGCGTTTGATTACGGCGTACAAAGGACTTTGGGCGACCATCAAGGAAAAGGTTGACACGCTGATGTTGGAGATCAGCGTCACAGAGGACTTGACACCCGCGCAGCTTGCTAGGATGAAACGCTACGGCGCGTTATTAGAGGACATACAGACCGAGTTATCACGCTACGGCGCGTACTCGCAAGTCGAAATGACCACCGCCGCGCGCGAGGCAATCCGGCTGGGTGAAGGCAACGCGCGGATTCTTACCGCCGCGCAATTAGGCGACGTGGCACTGGCGACACAGCTCAACCGCATCAATCCAGTAGCCATTGAAAAGCTGCTGGGCTTCCTGTCACCGGATGGCGAGTTATTCAAGCGGCTCGACAAACTACCGAAAGTGTCAGCCGATAGAGTAGCAGCCGCGATAGTCGAAGGCGTGGGGCTGGGTAAGAATCCGCGCGAGATAGCGAAGGCGATAACCAAGCAGCTAGGCATGGCGCTGACAGACAGTTTGCGCATGACCCGCACCGTGCAATTGTACGCGTACCGCGAAGCCAACCGCGCGAGTTACCTGGCTAACGATGA